CTGCAAGTGTGGCCTTGTCAATCGTCACGGGGTCTTTAGATGTGAGCGTGACGGTGAAGAACTCCTGCAGGAGCGCATTGGTTACGTAATCGTTTACGGACTCGGTGAGCTGGTCGAAAACAGTATCATCCCACCAATGGGGCATGAGCAACTCGATATCAATCTCTTCCTTATCCTTGATGTTGTTCATGTTGGTAGTCTTAAACTTCTCCAGCACAAACGACTGCATCTTACTCTTGGCCTTGCCAATGTGCTTGTTGAACCAACTGATGAACATCTGCTGATACTTGGCGGTGGCATTAGTCAGGCGGTCGTCCTCGGTGCCATCATCCTTACGGCGTGTTTCAGCTACCATCTGTATCTGTGCATCAACGGCAAACATCACCGACTCGCGACTGATGAAGATATGGCGCTCGAACTTGGGATTGCGAATGCCATACTCACGATCATGCGGAGTAGTGGGGTGGTTATGATAAGGCCAGTTGTCGTTAGGCTGCGGATGGTCAGGAACAACAGGACGAAAGCCTTTTTCGTGGTTGGGAGTTCTCATATACCTTATTTATATATTATGATTGGTCTGTGACGTAGACGTGGACGGTCTGCATGATTCCCGTATTGTGGCGAGAGTAGAGCTGAATCCATGTGTGGCCAAGCTGCTTGCCGATAACCGTAAAGCCCTCTGCTGTGCGCCCTGCCTGACAAATAGTGGTATCTTCGATACGGATTTCAATATCGTCGATAGCGCCATCCGATATTGAGTAGGTGACGGTATTCTCTTCGCCAATACCTATATCTATTGCGGAACCATTGACTTTGAGCGAAGTTGGATATTTGTAGGAAGGAGCGACGGGAGCTGTTTTGTTGAAGCATCGTTTGATAGCGGCTAAATCACGTTCTACGAATTGGGCATAAAGGGCAGACTGTTTTTCGTTGACAGGTCGCCACCAATCCATGAGCATTGCTTCCTCAATATACTTTGAACAAAGCTTTGCAAGGCTGCTTGTATAACCATGATTGAAACGATCTCCAACAACAAGTGTAATAACAATATTATCGCCACTCTCAGAATGGCCTATGTTATCGCCAGTTGTAGCACCATTAGAAGATATATAGTCGGACAGGTGGGTTTTCAACTCTTCAAGACTTGTGTAGAGAGAGCGAGAAAGTATTCTCTCGTGATAGTCCTCGTTACCTGCCTGTTCAACATAGGCTACATTTATAGCCTTTTGATCGACAGCTTTGTCGTATTTACCTCTTTGATACGTCTCGTTTTTAACGGATTCAATTATCAGAGGCTTATAAAGCGTTAGTGTGATTGTTTTATCCATATTCTTAACTCATTGATCCGGTGATATCGTTATAAGAATAACTAGGAGCGGTAGCAGGTTTCTTGTAAAACACGTACATTACTAGGGCATCCATACGTTGTCCAGCATCGGCATGATATTTTTCTGCCAAATCAGGATGAATCATAGACAGATATTCTCCGATAGCATTAAGCGTAATATAAGATTCGCTAAGTGATTGTGTACGTGTTTCAAAATCGCTATCTCCACGTGTATTTGAAATTGTAATACTGATTGACGATGCATTGTAGGAAGATGCAGTAATAAACTGCTTTAACGCAGCTTCAATGTCCTGGGCAGAAGCACTGATGTACTGAGTTAGAATATTGGTATCTTCTGCTGACGATAGTGTTATATCGGAGAACAAATTCTTGCCATCCTTACTATATAAGCGTTTTCCGATAACGGAAAGGTGACGCTTGATATTTGTTATGATAGTATTGATAGTAAAATCCATTATGCTGCTTGTAACATTTGTTGTGCGTTAGCGACTTGCTGAGCATTGGCAGGATTGGCGGCGAGCTGCTGCTGCATCTGCTGCTGCATGGCGATTTGCTGTGCCTTACGCTGCTCGATAACCTCCAAGAGGTCGTCCGTGAACGGCAGGTTGACGATAGAGAGATACGTTTCGAGGTCGATAGCACCAATCTGCAGGAGTTGCATAGCCTGGTCGTTGACGTAAGTCTGATAGGCTGCTGTAGCGGCAGACTCCTTGATATTGATTTCGAAGTCAACATCACGCGCAGAGAGACGGTCGTAGTCGAGCAGGTGGCGGTTGGAGTTGTAGACCATTCGCCCATCGCGGTAGTACTGCTTGATGAACATACACTTGGTACGCGCAATCTGTTCGGCAAACGATGTGAAGTCCTGCATGAGCGATTCGAGCGAGGTGGTAGCGTTCTGCGTTTCCTGTGCATAGCGAGCTGCAGAAGTTCCAGCCGAAGGTGTCTTGCCTTGGAGTGCGCCTGATACGTTGGTAATCTCGCGAGCAAGGTTAAGCTGCATCTGCAAGAGTTCCTGCGTACCTATCTGTACTGCACCAGAAGAGATAATCTCCGGGCGCAGGTTTGGATTCATCTTGTTGGTCTCGAAGAAGAGTATTCCGTCGTACTCCGTCATTTCCTCGGCTATATCTTCCTTCGTCATGCCATCGGGGATAGATTCGATAGGGAAGATGGTAAGACCCTTTGCAGCCGAACGAGCCGCCATGTCGTGCATGATGATAAGGCGGTTGATGTAACGCTGCTGGTCGATGATATTACCCATGAACGGGTGAATCTCGGAGTTGACGTAAGGATAGAGCTTGATAGTGAAAGGATGGTTGTTGGTCTCGTATGGATTCTCGCCCTCGGCGATTACTGTTCCATCGGGAGCCATATAGGTGTAGTACCAATATTCATCCTCAATCTTCTCTGTTTCAATCAGTGCCCATTCGTCTTCGGGCATTCCCACCTCCTGATACTGACGGATGCGCTCCTGATTGATTTGGTCGATGCGCCATTTATCTTTCAGTTCGATACGATACTCTACCTCGTCACCATTCTCTGCAAGAGGGTCGTAACACTGATAGCGAGTCTTGCTTTCCTTAGTCCAAACCTCAATCAGTCGGCAGAGAGAATCGCGCGAAGGGCGGTCGAAGCTGATGCAGTCGAGTGAGTCCTGTTCGTTCTGCTGCAATCCCGAAGAGCGGAAATAACGGTGTGTGTCAGTATCGCCGATACCAAACACCTCGTTAATTTGCTCTATCGTCCATCCGTACTTGGCATTACAGAACTTCTTATACAATTCGCCTGGAGCCACATCGTAGAGAGCACCAACCAACTGCGGATTGATGCGAACATCGGAGCCCGCCTCCCAGAAAGCATAGTTGGGGTTGATAATATCAGTCCATGCATCCTTGCGGCCAAACTTCTCTTCGTAAGTCTCACGCGAAACAGCCACGCCACCGATGATGAAATCCTCGAAAGCAGTTTTGAGTACATCGCGCATGTAGGTTTTCTGCCAACACGTCTGCATGGTGGCTGTCATCATGTCCGACAACCACTGTGCATCGTGCTTCACGGCAAAACAATTCGGTTCTCCACTCTGCTTGGTATAAAGACCCACCACAGAGTTGAGAATGGAAATCATGATATTGTTCTGGAGGGGAACATTACCCTTGGACTGAATATATTTGCGTTCGGTAGTCTTGCCGTGTCGATACTCGATAATATCACCCCACTGGTCGCCATAGACATACTGCTTGACACGTTCGCGAGTCTTGCGCACATCATCAAGATTGTTCCATGCCTGCTGACAGCGGAGAAAGAGGTCGTAATCGCGGCGGTGACGTTTGCGGACGATCAATCCGTCGGACACACTACTGCCACGCTTGCGGTTGCGTACCGAATCGTGGAGTGCGCCCTGCGGCATTACCGATGATAAAGCTCTTATCTTAGCCATTCTGTTACCTGTAATTATGGTGGCAAAGATAGATTTTTATGGCTCCTTATTTGCCGAAGGGCGATAATAAGGTATATAGGAGGGTAATGGAGAAAAACAGTTTTCGCTAATCGGCAAAGAGGTTTTACATATTCAATATATTTGCCGTGAAAATTTTCGATATTTTATGGCAGAAATCAAGAAAAAAACGGAAGTAGACGTGAACGGTCAGCCCGCAGTAAAAGCCGAGCAGGTAAGTACTCCTGCAGGCGAAGCGGAAGTGGTAGCACGTCCTAACCGAGACAAGTACGCCTCGATGTGGGCCGAGGATAACCCCGACGTAGACTTTGAGGACAAAGAAGCCCGCTATGAGCGCATGGGCAGAGACCGCGAGGAACTGAGAAAACTCAGAGCAAGCGGCAAGAAAT